CGTTTACTTTACCTGCCATATGGCGGGCAATGGCACGACCTGTTAATGTCGTTGATTGTCCAATGCGGTTGTCAAAGAATCTACAACCTGCGTTAAGAATAGCACCGTACAAGCTATTTAAGTTAATCTTTTTAACTAACTGTCGTTTGTCCCAGTACTCTTCTTCAATTTTGTTTCCTGCCTGGATACTGTCTTTGAGTTTCTTCTGCATATCTTTACGTTCGGCGTACCAACGTTTTAGCAAGCCGGGAATAATACCTTCTGTTTCGTAAGTAAAGATAGTACCATTAGCACTGATCATCCAAGGTTGATTACTATCAAAGATTAACTTGTAAACTTCAGCGGCAGAATGTTCGGTGCTGTTACCATCTTCCCAGTCAATAGTAATCATTTTGTCAATACGCTGTTCCATTACAGCAGTATATTCTAATGATCCAAACATACCTTCCCAGCTTGCGGCAAACGACTTTTTCTTTAGAGTCATTTGTTCGTGGATAAAGTTATCTGTATCAGTTTGACGCAACTGTCCAACAATAGTTTCAGGACCCATGTTTAGGGCACGAATCGCTGACGGATAAAGACTGTTAATATCTAGTGAGCCAATCCATTCGTGAATGCCTTCTTTAGGATAAGCAACATAAGCACCAGCGGCACTGTTATCTGCATCTTCATCACGCTTTTGTCTGTTAGGAACCTGGAATCCTCTACGATGGCATTCGTTAATAATGGCCTGCTCAGTTACAGCAACAGCACCCATTGTAGTCTGTAACAGTACAGTACACTCATGTGCTAGTGTGTTAGCAAGATCAATAAACTTTAGCTTGTCATCTAGTTTGTTTAACAACAATGTATCTTGTCTGTTATAAACAATAAACTTGTGGAAGTCATTGTTGTATAACTGATCCAATGTGCCTTCGTAGACTGTCTTGTTCTCGCCTACTTCCATTTCTCCGATAGCGTCCAATCGGTAGGTGTGACGTTCTTCATATGTGTATTTGCGGTACAGTTCGAGACTGTCCAAATGAACGCGACCATGAAAGTCATAGGTAACAGCTTGTTTCCCATATTTTTCGTATTCTCTTTTCTTTGGTAGTTGACCCCACAAGCAGAAACGCTTGGTATCTTCTTTGCTTAGTACACGGGTTACACGATTAACAGTATATGGTACGTCATAGCCTTCACTATTCCAACCGCTTATAATATCTGCATCATCGATAAGATCGAGGAATGTTTCTAGCATGTCGCTTTCGTTGTCAAACAAGTGTACATCCGGAATATCGGACACTAGTTTAACGGCATCGTCCATCTTCATGCCTTTAGGGGGCATTGCTAGTGTAATTAACTTCTGCATCCATTTTAGGTAAACAGTAATCGCAGTGATTGGCATGAACGCATCTTCTGGAGTGCTATAGCCTCTCTCTGGATCAAAGTCTACCTCAATGTCGAAGAAGCAGATGTTTAGCTTAGGTGCATCTTGATTTAAATAGTTTTCGGATAAGTGTACAAAGATTGGATTAATATCGCTTTCGTACAGTTCTTTATTTGAAGCAATAGAAACTTCTTTGCGGAAGTCTTTAGTGTTTTTGCATACTACCTTAGTAAGTGGATCTCCATAGATTGAAGTAAACTTGCCTCTTTGATCCGGGTAGTAAAATGTATAGCGTACAGGGTGCTCTTTATAGACCCGTTCGCCTTTGTCGTTTCGTTCTACGACTTTAATGGTGTCATTCTCTCTGTCAAAGAGAGCATCTACATAACTCATATTTCTCCTTATGTCATTTAGGGCTGACAAATACCTATTGTGCGGTTTATGGCCCGCCGACCTTTCTTATAAATTATTTAGCATCCTGATCAAGCCGACACTGTCAATGCTGACTAACAGGATATAGTTAGCCAACATGCCAAAACTCTTCCTAGTGAAGCTAGCCCATGCATACATAGCACAGCCACTAATCCAGATAGGATATAGTATAAGAAGAGGGGGATTAGGGACAGTGACTGCCATTGTGATTGAGCAACCAATACTAATAGCCCAAGCAAGCAACTCAATGCAAAAACGTAAAGGATGACTGCGCCAATCATCCCTGATCCATTGTATAGTTGGACCAAATATTGTATCAATCATCTATCCTTGCCTACGGTTACGATCAGTGTTTCAAGATCGTCAAAGTCGCTGAATACGTCATTCCAGTTACCTTTATGGGCAATTGAGATAGCTTTGTTAATTAGTGCGGGTTTGATTTCTAACTCTTCGGCAACTGCTTTAACAGTTTCTTTGAGTCCTTCTGACAGGCTTTCAATCTCATATTTGATTTGACAACCTTCGTTGATGAGTCTTTCTAGTTTGGCCTTTTCTTCTGGTCCATAGGTACGTGAGCCCATAACTTCTCCTTAGTAATGCCTTATTATATAGCCTTGCGTCGACTAAGTCAACTATATTTTATCCAATAGTTGGATCAATGCCTCTTGAACGGACGCCACCTTTTTTACGTTGTGTGGCAAGTTCTTCTAGACCATGTCTAATCTGTTCAACGTTCATTGCTAGTTCTGAAAAGTTTTTGGCAATCATTTCCCATTCTAAGGGACTAGCGTGTTCTGCTCTTTTAGCAAGATCCTTTAACTGACCTGCCGCACGTAGCATACGATATTGTAGCTTACCAGGATTAGCACCTTGGTGGCTATGTACTAGCGGATTCATTGGCTCGCTAGGATCAAAGTCGATAGGGGCTTCTGTTAATAGCTCGTTTACTTTCATACGCCGTACTTGTTACGTTTTGGTTTAGCCACCGGGCTAGTTTTATGTGTGCCGGGAAGTTCTTCACTACGCTTGCCTGACCAGTTTTCTAATGGCCCGCCTCCAATTACATCATTGGCCGCTACTACCATATCGTATTCTTCCTGAGTGTATGTGCTAACTAATGGATCCCCGCCAATCCAGTTATCAGCAGCCATCTTTGTAGGATAGTCGGGCGCACCTGCTAGAGCAATACCCATTCTCCAGTTAAGATACGCTGATCCTGTACTTGAGTTTTGATCGGGAAACGTCATAGCATTTTTTAATCCAGCTTTGTGAGTTGGATCAATTTTTAGCATATGACCTTTTTTGGCCTCTTTGATAAATTCTTTTGCTCTCATAATAATATTTATCTAACTTTTGCTAGTCTAAGTGTTTTAAATATTGTAAACCACATCCACCCTATATCAAACTCAAACCACTTTTTGCTGAGCTTGGGACTCGCTGGGTCCAAGTGGTGGTTGTTATGCAGTTCTTCGCCACCAATAACAATGCCCCAAGGACTAATATTACGACTATGATCTTTAGTTTTGCCATTACGATATCCCCACCAATGTCCTATTCCGTTAATCACACCTGCGGCCCAGAATGGAATCCATATCATTTGTACACCCCACACTATTAAACCCAAAGGCCCAAATAACAACAAGTCTATAACTAACATTAGGAGAATGCCCAGGCGACTGTGGGGTGTATAAATGTTACGCTCTACCCAATCATAAGGAGTACCTTGACCGTAAGTAGCAACCATAACTGCATCTTTACTAGCATCATGATATAATCCTGCGCCTTTAAAGAATACACGCCATATACCATATACATGTGGGCTATGCGGATCACCTTCAACATCACTAAATCTGTGATGCTTGCGGTGTATCGCTACCCACTGCTTAGTAACCATGCCTGTTGTTAGCCATAACCAAAAACGCATAAAGTGTTCTAGCACAGGATTGAAAACAAATCCCTTATGTGCTTGCCCTCTATGTAGGAACAGGGTAACGCAAACAATAGTAATATGTGTTACTATCAACGTATATAATATAATCATCTAGTATTTACCCAAAAAAAAGTGCTCACTTCCAGGATTCCCGGTAGCGAATCGGGCCGTCCTGCGCCAGCAGCCGGCGCACACTTTCGGTAACAAGTACCGGTCCTAAGGTGTGTTCATTGTATTATATCGTGATGTTTCTTCACGTATAACTTAATCAAATATCCTGCAATCTCATCTGCTTGTGCTTCGTGCGGACTACCTGGAGCATCGTGATGATGTAGTTGTCCTAGTTGATCTTGTTTGGCATGCACTAGTTCATGGCATAGTGTACGTAATATATCTATTAGATTACGATGTGCAGAGTACACGGTCATATGATTCTTTTTAAAATTATATGCGCCTGTATGATGTTCATCTTGCGCGGCTTTAGTATCGTAACTAAACTCTATTGTAAAGTCAGATCTTAGTTGTAGCTTCTTAGTAGCAAACTTAAGAAAGTCGTGTATAAGTTTTTCTTTCTTGGGATTAGTAGATTCTACACTTTCGTGTTTGGCACGACCTGCTTTCATATTTGCTAACCAGTGCGCTAGTTGTCCTTTACGCCCACCTTGCTTGGCAGTTTTACGTAATGAACTTACACTAGCTTTGGTATTGATACCGTGACGTTTAGCATCACCTTTATCTTCTGGATTTTTTCCGTCGGCAAAATTTTCAAGCAGTTCTCTAACCAGCATTAGCAGTTCCAACGACGACGTGCCGCACAGATTGCCTTATCTGGAGTCTTTGAACAATCTATATGATGCATACGTTTTTGTCCAGCGGATCTAGAACAATAACTCGATCGACGCTTGGCACTCTTACTACCGCGCTTTAGTTTGCTAGGTTTAGTCGTTACGGCAGTCTTTAGTTTGCTACCTGGGTTTTCTCTGCGATAGGCATTGACAGCCTTTTGACTCATACCCGAAGTCTTATCGTGTTTGTTGACTTTCTGCCAATCTTCATTAACTGGTTGTGTAACAGCAAACACATATAGCTCATCGTCTGTGAGTGTTTCTAAATCTTCCCAGACAGCATCTTCGTTAACACCATTGCGTAAAGCTAGGTCGGATATAATTGATTCAATAAGATCAAACTCTTCTTCTAGCTCTGTGCTTTCATTCTTTACACAGTTACGTACTGAACCGTTCTTACCTTTCTTTGTACCTGCGGCATGATATCCAGACCAACATTTAGTAAAGCCGTTGCTGTCTTTGGCACCTTTTTTAATTTCACTAAGATTGCCATGGGATTCACACATGTTGCAATCAGGGCAGACCATTTCCATTTCAACACTTTCGTTGTGTTTCTTTCTGCCGGCACAGTGAGCACGTTGGCTAAAGCCTTTAGGATGCGAGCAGTTAATACTCTTTTTGTATTTCTGACTCCACGCTTCAGTTATAAACTCATTTGCTCTCATAATCTGTTAAATCTCCAATAGTTAATGGAATACCACCTAGACCCGCCCCAAACAAGGCTAGGCCATTATACAGGGCTATAAGGGTTGCGAGGACGGTCGGTGCCATCATCTTCTGGATAGACTGGATATTCATTTTCTCTCATTTTAATGTAGAACGTAGGAACCAGCTGTGCTTACGATGTGCATCTTGACGATCAGCTAGAAAGTTAGATAGACCAAACTCGCCTGCGGCATCAGCCATTTTATAAACCATTGCCATTAACTGTGCTAGTTTATCACTATCGGCTAACAGTTCAGCAGTCATCGCTCGTGGATCAATAACTTGATTCTCATCTTCCACTGTGGTTAACATACTAAATCTAGATAAGCTAGCAGGAGTGTATGCACCACTCTTACGAATATTTTCTGCAAATGCATCAATGCTTCCGTAAACTTCGTCATAAATTGTTTCAAATAACAAATGAAATTCGTAGAAGTCTGGACCTTCTGTGTTCCAGTGAAAGTTTTGTGCCTTTAGTGCAAATGCGTATTCGCTAGCAAATGCTATTTTTAATGCGTTTATTAATTGTTCCATATTATCCACATATCTGTATTACTGCATAAATGCCTGTGACTAACATGGCTTTAAGAGCCATATCGTCTGCTTCTGCATCTAATCTATCTGTTCTAACTAAGTCTTCTAATAATTCTTTAGCTTCGCTTGGATCAATCTGTCCAGCTTGTAATGCTTGTCCAATCTGATATGCTGTATTAGCACGTTCAGCGGCCCAGCCTTTACCTGAGTTAATACATTCTATAAGCTCGTTCATTAGAATCTCCCTAGTACTGCACTGGCCGCACGTTCAGCTTGTGTAGTCATTAATTTTTTCTTAATCTCGCAATAGGTATCGCTACCCTGCTTTTCACTTGTACTACGTTTGTAAAAATCATCTACAGTTTCTTGCATTGGTTTAATCAAACGCAATACATCGTTTTGTCTTTCGCCTTTGCTAGTACTATATAGTTCAAACCATTCTAGGTTATCTTTAATCTGTTTAACTTGCGGCGCATGTGGTTGTTTGCAATCTAACTGTGCTACACTTTGACGCACATCAATAATCTTAGCTGACTGATTAGGATCCTGAAAACTAGGAATCATTTCTTTAATGCTAGCACATCCTGACAAGCATAATACTAGTGCAACAGCTAAGTATCTCATTATTCTAAACCCTTCTTAGCTTCTGTTAGATTAAAATAATCTTTAAAACTTAGGCCTTCGTCGTATTTGTCATGTTTATCACGGATCTTATCTAATTCTTCTTCACTAGCACCTTCACGACCTGCTTTAGCTAATGCCTTCATACCGTCTTTGCCATACTTTTCGTTACCTTTGGCAGCACGACTCATTGACTTTTCTTTGGCTTCTTCCATAGCTTTCTTAAAACCTTTGCCTGGCACCCATCCTGCAATAGGTTTGCACTTGCAACTATCACCTGGACACTTACAGTCCTTCATACCGCATTGCATACAACGTTTTTCTGTACCTTCTTCAATGCTTTCGTTTTTAGGAGCCCACCATTTACCTACACCAAACTCTTTATCTGCTTTATCTTTTTGGAAGTTAAATGTATGGCCGCTTGTATTATATTTGGTTTTTGCCCATTTACCGCTTTTAGTTTGCTTAATGCCTAAACTAGCGGCTGTTTGTTCTTCGCCTGGTTTAACATTATAAAAAAACATGCCAGTCATTACAGGTTTGTCTTGCGGTGCTTGATATGCACTTCTTTTTGGTCTAGGATCGCCTGCACCAATTCTATCATGTGCCGCACTGTAATCCCAACTGTCAGGACCTTCATCATTGCCTGGAGCAAGACTCATACCACTGTCATCATATCCGTGACGTCCTTCTTCTACGCTTTCGCCCATCTCATCATTAAACATGTCTGGCTGTAAAATGCCTTTACCAACATTATGATAAGCAGTCATGAAGGCATTAAACTTGTCCATCATATCACGTAGGCTAGCTTCGTCTGCATTGATCTTGATCTTGTTAACCTGTGCCATTACTTCGTCTTGAATAGTATCAGCGGCTAACAAAAATGCATTAGCATCACCGCCCACTGAACCTTCTTCAAAACTTGTAATAACAGATTCTTTTGCAGGTGTATATGGATTAGCACTTTCCTTCACAATGGATAGGAATTTCTTCATATCATTAGCACCCTGCACAGGCTTCTTCTCAGCGGCCCCGTCAAAGGCTTGTAATATTTTCTTCATATCCATTTTGTCTATTCCTTACTTGGCCGCGTTCTTCCACATAGCGGCAGCGGCAATGCGTTTGCCTTTCTCACCACCACCAGCAGCCTTGGCTACTTTGTCAAAGCTCTTACCTGGCTTACCAATATCGCCACCTGACTTGGCTTTCTTGACTAATGCAGACTTAGCACCTTTACTCATTCCTGCACTTGGCTTGGCAGCTTCATAGGCCATCATAGTACCACATTCTTTTAGACCGTGTACTGGACACTTCTCACCTTTAGCACTATGATTGCATTTGCCATCGGCTTCTTTTAGACGTCCGTCTTTTTCAGCAGACTTTAACATTGCCGCACGATCTGCATAGCTTCCACGTTTAACATCTTTAGCCGCTGTCTTTTCACCTGGAGTTGGATTCTTAACATGCTTTAATGGATCAAACTTTGCTTCTGCAACACCTTTGCCACTATAGTTCTTACCAGCAGTATGTTTAATACCAGTCTTGGTCTTTTCAATAGTACCACCAGTGCTAGACTTTTTCTTTTCACCTGGTTTCATGCCAGCTGTACCCTGTGCATTTTTCTTTGCATCATCAACAGTTGGGAAACCTTCTTTAACATCTTTACACTTGCACGGATCTTTATGGCAGACAGAACAAGTTCCTTCTTTCATCTTGCCAGCTTTCTTAGCGGCAGCGATTCGGCTACCTAAATATTCATCCTTGCCAGTTTCAATCTTGCCGTCACCGTCGTAATCTTTTTTGGCTTTTTTAACAGCACTTTCTAACAGTGCCTGTAGTTTTTGTTCGTAGTTCATAGATTCTTCCATATCAG